CCTTGCCCACCCGTATTGCCTGCACCTGTGCAAGCAGTTACAGTAGCACCCAAACCTCCTGTTGTAGTGCCCACGCCACCCACAGCTCCATCCAAACCACCACGCCTTGATGACGAGGATTGACCATGAGCATATTTAACCCATACGTTATTCTCGGCGTCATCATGGCTATGGCGCTTTCGTTTTTTGCGGGGCACCATCAAGCCTACAAAGAACAACTCATTGCTGTGCAAGCCGCCCAAGCGGAAGAAGCCAAAAAGCAAGCCAGCATGAAAGACGCCGTAGCCGATAATCGTGTCAAACTTATCAAAGGAGAGGCCAATGCCCAAGCTGAAAATGTTCGCCTTAAGTCTGCTCTTGCCACTAGCGAGCTGCGGCTTTCTATCGCCTCCCGTCAGCTTCAAACCAGCGCAGATACCGGAACTCCCGCCGGAGCTGGCGACCAAGCGCGATGCGACATTGACCCAGAGGCTGCTCAACGAATTGTCACCATCACCCAAGACGGCGACTCAGCAATCCGGCAACTCAACACCCTCATCGACACCTACAACCAAGTGAAGGAGAAACAGAAATGATTGAAAACTGGAACGCATCTTTTGAGCACGTCATCAAGTCCGAAGGTGGCTATGTCAACGACCCCGCCGATCCCGGTGGTGAAACCAATCTGGGTGTGACCAAAGCGGCTTGGGCCGAGTACCTCGGTCGGGCGGTGGAGCATGGCGAGATGCACGAGCTGACCAAAGAAATCGTTGAGCCCTTCTACAAAGCCAATTACTGGGACAAGTGCCAGTGTGACTCACTCCCCGCCGGGCTGGACTACGCAGTGTTTGACTTTGCCGTCAATGCAGGGATCAAGCGCTCGGCCAAGTTCTTGCAGCAAGCCGTCGGGGTTCCGTCGGACGGAGCGATTGGCCAAGGCACCGTTGCAGCCGCGCAGGAGGTCAACCCCCAAGAAGCGATTGCTGCATTCAGCCAAGCCAAGAAAGACTTTTACAACGGTCTGGCCGAGAAGAATCCCAGCCAGCACAAGTTTTTACATGGTTGGTTGAGCCGAGTGGACCAAGTAGAGCAGACCGCCACAGCTATGGCTTAATTTGGCGTTTGATGGGAAAATCTAGGTATGCCATTACAGAAACTGAAGTTCCGCCCCGGTGTCAACCGTGAAGCTACGACCCTTGCAAACGAGGGCGGCTGGTTTGACTGCGATAAAGTACGTTTTCGTTCTGGCTACCCAGAAAAAATTGGCGGTTGGGTTTTGGATACCGGCAAAGATGCTGCTACTTTGCAGCCCCCTGCCGGTGCGTATTGGGGTGTTTGTCGAACGCTTTTTAACTGGGTGACAACAACTGGCTACAACTTGCTGGCTTTGGGCACTAACCTGAAGTACTACATTCAGAGCTCGACTGGGGGCTACCTGAACGACATCACACCGATTCGTTCCACCTTAACTTTGTCTAGCCCATTCACAACAACTGCAACTTCATCTAAGGTCAATGTTTACGCTGCTGGACATGGTGCTCAAACAGGGGACTTTATTACGTTTTCAAGCGTATCGGCGGGTTCAGGTAACGTTACGACTGCTATCTTAAATAGCGAATTTCAAATTACATACGTTGACTCCAACAACTTTTCTATTACCGTTCCAGTTGTAGCTAACACAAGTACATCAAACTTTGGCGGCGCGGGCATTTCCGCTGTGTTTCAAATCACCACGGGCAACACAATCTTTACCTACGGCACAGGCTGGGGCGCAGGGGCTTGGGGCGGTACAACCACTGGCGTGGCCACCACAACTTTGAACGGATCAATTACAAACAGCGCAACCTCTATTGTGCTGACGTCAGCTTCTGGGTTTCCAACTACTGGTACCGTGCTGATTGACAACGAACTCATCACGTATAGTGGAGTGAGCACTAACACGCTTACAGGCTGTACTCGGGGCACCAATGGAACCTTAGCTGCTGCGCATTCATCCGGCGCTACCGTGCAGAACTCGGCTACTTTTGAGGCTTGGAATACTTCGGCGGCATCAAACATTGGTCTACAGTTGCGCACTTGGACCCAGTCAAACTTTGGTGACTACTTGGTGTTCAATCCACGCGGCGGCAGTTTGTATATTTGGACAACCAGTACAAACCCCAACATATTCAGTACTGGGCAACTGCTTGGCCCAAGCGCAACCATTACCACGCCGACAGGAAACGTCAACGTAGATTCTTCATGCCCATCGGTGGCCAACGGCGTGATTGTGTCGGATGCCTCTCGCTTTGTGATTGCTTATGGCGTGAATGACTACGGCTCAACGGTTCAAAACCCAATGCTGATTCGTTGGTCGGACCAAGAATCCTTCGCCACATGGTTGCCTGCGGTTACTAACCAAGCCGGTAGCTACACACTGTCGCACGGTTCAACAATTCTCTCAGCCATCCAAACCCGCCAAGAGATTTTGGTATTTACCGACGCTGCCGTTTACTCCATGCAGTACATCGGGGCCCCTTACGTTTGGGGCTTCCAACTTATGGGTAGCAATACCTCATTCACCAGCCCTAATGCAGTGGCTACTGTGAACAACGTAACGTATTGGATGGGCGCAGATAGGTTTTACCAATACTCAGGTCGCGTTGAAACGCTTCCTTGTACGCTGCGCCAATACATCTTTGACAACATCAACATGAGCCAAGCGTATCAGTTTTTCTCTGGTACCAACGAAGGCTACAACGAAGTGTGGTGGTTCTATGTGTCTGTGACTGGCACCAACGCAGACGGATCAAACGGCTCTGGCACTTACTCCAACCCAAACACCGTGGTGGATCGTTATGTGATCTACAACCATCTTGAGCAAACTTGGTACTACGGCAAGCTGCAACGCACCGCTTGGTTTGACAGCCCACTGCGCCAGTATCCAATGGCGGCAGGTTACAACGGCCAACTCATCTACCACGAAAACGGAGTTGACGATGGCACTACTTCACCTGCTTCACCAATTGCCTCCTACGTCACATCATCTGATTTTGATATTGGCGATGGCAATAATTTTGGCTTTGCTTGGCGAATGATTCCAGACATGAACTTTGACGGATCAAATGTGGCCAACCCAAGCGTGACTTACACAATCCAGCCCCGACAAAACCCCGGCGGTGTGTATGGCCCCGACGATACGCCGACTGTGACAAGTGCTCAAAACTACTCTCAAGTGCCGCAGTATTTAGTACAACAGTTCACACAACAAATTTACATTCGCGCACGCGGTCGGCAAATGGCGCTCAAAGTTAGCTCCAACGGTCTTGGTGTGCAGTGGCAACTGGGCGTGCCCCGCCTTGATGTTCGACCAGACGGAAGACGTTAATGGCTATTTACTCCACCAACAAATATTTGGTCAAGCCAACGTCGGCTCCCCGCCTTCCTGCGGCTCCAGAACAGTACGCCCAACAATACGGCGATCAGCTCACCAACGTGCTGCGTTTGTATTTCAACCAGATTGACAACGTCACAGGTTCGGTCTTGGACACACTTGGCGGCAGGTTTGTAAGCTCTCCATCAGGTTCGTTCTACGACACAACCACGCAAACTGCGGCGGCAAATACCGCAACGGTAATTACATTTAATAGCACTGATTCCACCGTAACAAATGGTATTTCAGTAGTAAGTAATTCACGTTTGACTGTGACTTACCCCGGTGTGTACAACGTGGCATTCAGTATTCAAGGTTCTAACTCCGCAAGTAGTGCGGACAACATGACTGTTTGGTTCCGAATCAATGGTGTCGATGTAGCCAATACTGCAGGTATCAGCGCAATCCCAGCTAAACACGGCAGCATCAACGGCGCATTGGTGTTTGGTTGGTCTCAACCTCTTGCTTTAAACGCGGCAGACTATGTTGAGATTTATTGGGCAACGGATGGGGGCACATCTTCAATTGCTTACTACGCAGCCGGAGTTACCCCGACGCACCCAGCTTCCCCCTCTGTCGCAGCCGTTTTAACGTTTGTATCTTCGTTTACATCGTGATACAGTTCTACAACATTTTCGTGAGGCTTTTATGAGCTTACAAGACGCAGCAAAACACCTATCCATGCACGGGCGTGGGCCCGATGACCACTTGGTTCACATGAGTGGAAAAGAAGTTCAAAGCTTGCAAAAGCTCGCGCAGGCTCATGGTGGCTCGCTCACAACCAACCCGCACACAGGACTGCCTGAAGCTGGGTTCTTGGATAGCATGTTGCCGACTATCATCGGTGCAGGTATTGCGGCATTCGCCCCTGAAACCTTGGCGCTAGACCCCGCGTTGATTGGTGCCGGTGTCGGCGCTTTGCAGTATGCACGCACGGGTG